CTAATCATACGATCTTTGATGTCTTTAAACCCCTTATTTGTTGGATCTGTCAGTGTTTTTAGATCTAAAGATAATAGGAGCGCATTACAGGTAAAGTCTCTACTGTACATCTCTTTTTGCATACTGGTCGGCTCTTTAATTCCTTTCGCTGCCAATAGTGTATCTATATTGGGAGCATTAAAATTTGAAGAGAAGTCCATTTTAAATGTTCCAATAAAAATAGTGCTATGACCATCTGTCATGGTTTTGCGCGTTACATTATAGTTTTTTTTTAATTCTACTGCGAATTCTTGAGAAAGATAATTTATACTTTTTTCTCCATTAGTCAGGTCTAAATCCGATATATTTTCTAAATGTCCAAGATATCGGTCACGACACGTTCCGCCGCATATATATGTTGTAGGTACGCCAATACGGTGCTGCGTTTCAACAAGCTGTTGTAATAGTTCGCGAAGCTTCATATTATGAATGCCCTAATAATAATTGTTTCCAGTCAGCTTCCCAAATAGAAATAATATTATATCCAGCTTCTTTTAAAATATTTTCTCTAATAATTGTTGCAGAATATAATTCGCCAAATTTTCTTTTATTTGATACGTTAATATCTTCTTGATTATATATTTTAGGATTACCATGCCAATCCGCATGTATATTGATTGCATTAATGATGAAATTATCTCTCGCCGTTTTATTTTTACTAATAGAGCTTTTAATTGATCCACATTCAAAACAACCAAATCCAGATAAATGATTTGATGGCGTTTGATGAAATTGCCCGTGCTCAGGGCATATTATATATACTTTTGATTTGGCTCCACAATAATTTACCAAACTATAATTATATTTATTATAGTGAATTAGTTTTGCTTTTTCAACGAAACGCTTGGTTGTTTTCATTTTTTATTTATACTGGTAATGGCGCAGGTTTAGCTACTGGTGCCGGTGCTGATGGTCCTGCTAAATCTTCTTCAATCTCTATTTCTGGAGTTTCTTTATCTTTGCCCTCTAAATCAGCAATTTCTTGATCTTTTCTTTGTTGTTTGCGAGCTTTTTCTTTTTCGGACTCATTTTTTAATTTGCTTTTTATGCCGGCAACATCCGGTCTATCAGTATCGTTTCCCTGAAGATCTATTTCTTCTGTGTCCATAGCTCCGCGTAATTTAGAAAGAATATCTTCTACGCGAGTAGAAATATAGTTATTAGATTCTAATGATTTATTGGTAGCTTCGGCTAATGAAGGGAAGTATGAAGCTATCCCTAAACTATCTAACATCATATCTACGATGCCCAATTGTCTTGGGGCTTCTCTTGTTTTATAGAATTTAGCTAGTACTTCTAGTTTTGCAACAACATCTGCTATTGTTATTCCTGCAAAAATTTCGTCAACCTTCTTATCAAAATTACTAGATTCGTGATGCACTACTTCTGGTTTTTTAACAATATCATTTTCTGTTACTTCCAGCGGCTCATCACTTAATGGTTTTGATGGAGATTTGCCTGATGGTTTACTTGGTGGTTTAGTAAATGTTGGATCAAGATCCGTTTCTTTAAGCTTAGCGGGCATAGGAGAATCAGTCATAGGTACATCTTCTAATGCTGCTGGTGGTGGAGCTACTTGAGCCTCAGTTACTAATAAATCATCACTATCATTAACTTCCAATGAGTCGTCTACTTTTGATTTATCTACTGGATCTAATGCGCCTAAAAACTCACTAATCCCTTTTGGAATAGTAACTGTTGGAGCGGACATTTCATTTGGTCCGGTTTCTGGAGCACTTGCTGACGGTGCGTTTTGTGGCATGCCAGGTCCCATAGATGGTAGCCCTCCTGGTGCGCCAGGATGCCCTGCACCGGAAGGATCGCCAGGGGACGTTGCTGGTGGTAGATCAACCTTATCAGTATTTTTAACATTGTCCTTAGGGTCACCCTGCACTGCATCAGACTGTCCTGGTGTTTGTGCAACCGAATGCAATATTTCTGCAGCCTTTATAAATCCCCTTTTATGAAGTATATTCGCTTCGCGAACAATCATATCATCATAAAGCCTTGTAGATGTACTAACTTTATTAACTAAATGAATTTTCTTTTTTAATTGGTAAATTGTCTCAAGAAGAGATTCAAATTCTTTGCCAGAAAACATTTGACCATCTGGTGATCTCAATAATTTTTCAGCAGAATCTAATCTGCCAATAATCTTATTTCTTTGTTTTTCAATAAGATCTTTACGCTCTTTTTTAGTTAACTCTTCTGCCACTGCATCGCGAGCAAAATCAATATCTTTTCCTGACGCATGTTGGACTTCCACTTTTTGTAGATCAGGTTTAATCGGAATGGCTAATCCTGGTTCATCAATACTTTCATACCACATTCCTGCAAATTTATATTTCAAATGTTCCCCCGCTTCATGAAACTTAAGCCAATTTAAAAAATCAAAAGTTTCCATAACGTTCCATCCAGAAGTAGCCTTACGAATAGCGAAAACTCTACTATTACCTTCTTTTTCTTTACTATAAATATCTCTAACCGCCTGAAGCCACTTTTGCGTATTGTGTTGTCCAGGAATATTTATATAATCATCATAATTTGGATAAGCTGTCGATTCAAGATCTAATTTTGGTAAATTAAAAGGCTTATCAGATTTGCCAAAAAATTCCATTAACTTATCAACTTCTTCTTGTACAGAAGGGGTTATTTCTATATCATATTTACTATTCATAAACTCTTCAAGTTGTTCTTTTGAAGGCATATCTATGATTGGTTTTTTGTTAAAATTTGGTTTAGTCATTATTTAACTTTTGGTTTATAGTTTCATTGAGAAGTTTAGTTTCAGCAAGTTTCATTTCAGTAGATGGTAAACTGTCTTTTTCTATCATCTTTAATTTCGCCATTTCTTGCGCAAATACTTCCATAAAATACAAAGATGTCTCTACGTCCATCTGAGATAAAACTTTCTTTATTACATCATGAAATGCAGAAATATGCTGATCTATAACCTGTAAAGTTACATTATGCTGAACAACTTGGTTAACTGGAACCTCTGTAAATTTATGAAATTTATCTAATAAGCCGCCAAGGGTATCGGCATACTCAATTAGCAGCCTATCTACCCTAGTATTTATATTGCGTGGGTCCTCTTGTATTTCATCAAAAATTTGCACTATACGAGCCTCTATATTAAAAGCTAATGTTGCAATAATTTGTCTAATATCTAATTCGCCTTTAGCCATTTTAAGCATGGCGCTTCTATATGCAGAATTGCCCTTTACTGCTAACTCTAATTGATCTTCATTGGAAACGGCAATAGCAGTTTTAGTTTTTGATAAATCTTGTTGAATATCATTATAAAAATCTAAATAAGTTGATTGAAATGATTTAATAATCTTTTCAGAAATAATAAATTTGGGCTCATTTATGCTGGTATATTTGTCTTTTAACCATTCATTAATATCTTTTGAAGATATTCCCATTACTAATTTTGAAATTATCTCTTCTCGGTCCGGATGTTCTAGAATCTTTTTATATGTAGGCTTATTCATTTAAAATCACTTTCCCACATAGATACTAAATTATAACCCGCTTCTTTTATTAGTTTTTCACGATCTAGGGTTGCTAAATATAGCTCACCAAATGTTTTTTTATTAGCCACATTTATATCATCTAACTTATATATATTAGGATTGCCATGCCAAAAATCACCATAAAACTCATATATTGTATTGGTTTTAGGATCAAAAGCATCTGGCTTAATCCTATTATTATTTATTTTTAGTGATGCTTTTATATTTAAAATTGTGAATAAAATTCGCTTGCTCAATAAATATCTGTGTCGTTAATTTTTTACTCACATTATTTATATATCAATGATTACGCGTTGTTATAGCCGAGACGTCCCTCTCTGGTATCAAAGACAGAATGTGTTGGTACGCTAATGCCTTGCGTTTGTTGTTCTACGGATCCCCCTGGAACTTTAACACCGTTATTTAGAGTGTATCCGGTTTCATAATCATAAGTCTTTTTGTCCATCTCACACTGCCACATATGCTCTCCCACTCGCGCTATTTGTACGCCGGGATGATCTGGGCACGTTCTTGCTGATAGTGGAGCCTCTAATATTGTATATTTCTTGGTCATTTCACTTTTATCAATTGCTTTTTCAGAATCGGCAATTTTATTAGTTTCATGCAGTTCTTTACGAGGTTGCTCGTATTTTTTCTTTAAATCTTCAATTCTTCTATCTTGAAGATCTTGGCGCATAGCATAAGCATTTGGTGGAGCCGCAATTGATAAAAGAAGCTCATCAAGAACTGATGCTTGCTTCTTTAATGCAGGATCGCCTGAAGCGTCTAGAGCCGAAGCTAAATTAGCTAATTCTTCAATTGATTCATCAGTAATTTTAGACTCTTCTGGTGGCTCCATATCGCTCACTTGTTCGGCTGCATTTTTCAATAATGCGGCGGCGAGAATACAATTCTCTGCAACTACCCTCATGCTGTCATCATGATATTCAGCAAGCAATAATGCTTCATTATTTGGGCTCTCTAGCCAAGATGCCATTGCCTGTAACATTTCTGAAATTCTCATAAGTACCTCTTCTTAAATATCTGTTTAAGCATATAGCTTCCATATTTAGCCTTTTCAGCTTCTTCTTTTTGTCTTTTATCTTCTAGATTTTTTAGATGCGCGGGCTCTCTTTGATCTATTTTTTCTTGTAATGCTTGTTGGGATTCGTCAGCCTCAGATTGCTCACCTCTTTCTAATTGGGCGCGCTCCTTGCCTAATAAAGCCTTCTGTTGAATAATATCAACTGGGTCTTTAAATTCAGTTTGTTGACGGATCGCCTCTTCTTCTGGAGCATCAAAATATGGCTGATTGCTGTCTCTGCTCCATATTTCTAACATCTCTTTAACTGCAGCTTCAACTGCTGGTCCACTTATTGGCTGTTTAGCTCTTTTTGTGGCGCGAATAAGACTACTGATTCGATCTTTCATATCTGGATCTGACCATAATCTTGACCAAATTTCTGGATTATTTAATCCATATTTGTGAGCGGCTATAGTCATCCTGAAATCTGTGAGCTCTTTATCTGTAGGTTCTTTAGCTATTGTTTCTATAGTTTCATCAAATATAGGAGTGGCAATGCCGGCGAGATTTTTTAATTTTTTAGCCTGAGTAACTAACATTGGTTTTATTTTTTTAAATACAACCTGTTCAAATTTGCTCTTAGCTATTTCTCTTTCAGCCTTATCTGGCTCTCTGCGAATTTTCCACAATTCATGAATGCTAGTTCTCATATCATGACGTTTAGATCCGGCTAATTCTTGAATATCTTCTAGAAAATCATTTATAAATGTAAAAAGAGCTGCAACACTAAATGAATCAATATGCTTGCGCAAATAAATCATTTTACTAACAATTTTTTGAGCATAACGTTCATTATAATTTTGAACCAATAATGGTAAAATATTATATGCCTTAGTCGCCGTAGCGCCATTAATATACATATTATAAGCGTCTACAACCTCTCTCTTAATATCTCCTCTAATTTTAATTTCTTCTGGAGATGAAGCATTTGATTGTAGATTATATTTATGCTCAAATAATTTGGCTAACGTAAATATTTTCATATTTATCCAAATATTTTAGCATTAATAAACGTAGCGCCTTCGTAGGTCTCATCCATTCCTCTTCTGTAAAGGGGGCGACAATTTCCTTGCTTATCTTGATATACCTTGTGAATTGGTAATCCTGTATGACCGCAAATTACGTGCTCACTGGTCTTATTTTTAAGAGTCATGGAGCAGGTGTGCTCAGAAACTTCTGCTTTTTTGCCAGAAAGTCCAGTCATATAAATTTGGAATCCAGTAGCATAAGCCTTCTCATCACCAGCAGTAGCTAATACATTCAAAGCATCTTCTGCTTTTTCAAGATTACCTTCAGTTAGTGCGTCTCTAATGCTATTTATTACATCACTTGGCTTACTTTCAAATAGTGGCGAGGCTGCGGCGGCTGCCTTAAAATCAGTTGAATTACTAACATATAATTCATTGATCCCTTCTTTGTTAAATGAAGATACCGAACCATTACATAACATTAGCGTTGGTTTTGAGATTTTTCCATCAGCAATTTTAACTGGAACTGTAAATCCAACTCTGCCAGCATCTAATGCAACGCTATAGATAATAGTGTTAGTATCAGATTTAGTTACGATTACTTGTGGATTTTTGTGCCCATATCCAACTAATTCTCTAACGATATGATCTCTTGCAATTTTAACTTTTTCTGCACCAAATTGGAATGCAGCTTGTCCACTTGCAGAAGTAAATTCCTTCTCAAATGAAACAAATTCATCAGATTTTTGAAGCTCAACTTCTTTTTCCGAAGCTTCAGCAATTTTCTGTCCAACAATTGAATTTTGGAAAAATTCAGATTTGCCCTGTCTTGAAGCAGTTAATCTTGTTAATGCAACTTCAGCGGCGCTAACTTCTCTATTTTCAGAAGATGCAGTGGTTAAAACGCCTAAAATATTAGCTCCGCTAATATTGAGGCGAGTTCCTGCATAAGTGGTTAGATATGTTTTAAGTGATGCATGATTTAACTCTTGTGGTCCAGTATTACCCATAAATATAGAGGCATCTACAATCTTGTTTTTTTGTACTTCTACGGGCACAAAGAAACTGGTAATACCTTTTGGAGTCTCATAATCAGCCTTAATAACTAAAAACTTATCATTTCCAGCGCTAACTTCAATGGAATTTGGTGTTAAGTTCCAGGCATCTAAAGTTGATGCGACTGATGATTGTGCTTTATTAGCTAAAACCTGAGAATACATTTTAACTGGTATTGAGCCGTCAAATACGCTGGTTAATGCATTGGCAAGAACCTGATCTCCAACTTCATAAGGATTAATTTCCTCAGTTACCTCGTCTCTATTATAAGTTGTTGCGCCTGACAAATTTTCAACGGTACCCATTTCGTCTTGAAATAGTTCCGCAAATTTTGTATTGCGAGAATAAAGCTTATTATATAAAGATTTTAAATCGGCTTTGCGAATAAATAAAGTATTATTCGATGCCATTTTGCTAATAACTCTGGACATTGCGCCAATTGTTTGGTCACCTGGGTTGGTGACTAAGCATTTAGCTAACTTTGCTGCAAGAATTGGAGTAGCGACTTTTTCGTTGTCGTCCACTGATTTTGCCAGAGAACCTACTAATTGTTTTATTTTATCGAGGCTCATATACACACCTATTCTGTAATGTTAAACCAACTCAGGGTACTTCTTTAATACCTCTTTTTTAGCTGATTCTTGCAACTCATTTAATAGAGCTTTGACTAATTTCTTATTTTCAGCTAATTTAGAGGGTAAATATTCTGGAACTTTATGAACTTCAGATGCTGGAACACCTAATTTGCTAGAAGCAATTCTAACAATAGGGTCCCCTTTATAAGAAATTTGTAAATTGCCGGCAGTCTTGCTAACCGTAACGTCCCAAAGAGCAGCAGTCTTTTCTTCCTCATCTGGCTGATACATCGCAACGATATAGTCTCCGTCATCGGCGCTTTGAACTTGCCAAAGATCTGCGGACTTATCGGAATCTTTGAATCGTACAATATCAAATCCTATAACCTCTAAACGGTCTTTAACGTCAGCGAGCCTATATATTGTTTTATTTAGACGACTATCTAATTCATTATAATTTATATTATCTTTTTTCATCGAGCCTCTCCAATATTATAGTTAATGCTACAAAATACATATAATTCATAAATCATTATTTTAACCTTTTAAAAGTTCTAGAAATAACAGATTTACTTACTCCATATTTTGCGCCTAATTTTTCAAGAGTTATATCGGGGTTTGAATTATATTCTTCTAATAATTGTTTAGCCTGTTCATCAGAAAAAAACCTTTTTTTACCTTGCTTGCCGATATGAGCAATAGACATTTTTTTTATTGTTTCTGGCGATGCCTTATTTCCTTTATTTGGAGATGGTTTGCCTTTATTAGCTGGTTTCCAATTTTCACGAGCCTCTTTAGACTGTTTTTTACCAGTATTAGATATAGATGTTTTTCTTCTTGTTTCTTCCGAAACTATTCGCCCATAAGTCCCATCACCACCATAAGTACTATTTGTAAGGCTGCATCCTATATATTTATAATATGCAATCATTTCAATCTCTGCTTGTGGCAACTCTTCTTGTGTATCATAAGTTTCTAACACTATCACATATGGCTTTTGCCCAAGTTTTATAAGAGAATTTATCCAATTATTTTTGTGAGTTATTTTTTTTAAATTGCATGGGTTACAATGTGCCCGCATTCTTCTTTGCAAATTATTCGAATAACCTATATATCTTAATTCTTTTGTATTAGGATCAATGAGCCCATAAATTACATTACTCATTGACATTCTATCTCCAGTTAAACAAAACGCGCCCTACCATTAATAAAGAAATATTGGTAGTATTATTGGATATAATTCATATAAAAACTTTATTTATACCATTTTTAAGGATAAGTCTATCAAGATTTTGTCTAGTACGCTTTATTTTATCTTGTAAATCATAATGGCGAGAGCCTCCATAGCATCCTGGGCAGCATACCGCGCCAGCTAAACTACACCAATCATCATTCATTTGATTTAATTCATATTCATATCTTTTTAATGCAGATTGATTGCGAGCTATCTCTACTTCTAATTTGGACATGCCAAACTCTGAAATAGTTCGCAATATCAATCTGATTTTCTTAATAACTTTCATATTACCTTTATCGAATTTTTACCATTTTTCATCCCTAACGTCATTAATCTTTTGCAATATATCTTTAATGGCAGTATCGTTTTCAATTATCTTTCTAATCTTTTTTCTGGCTCCGCCATAAACACGTTTGCCGTGTTTATAATCTACATTACCATTTAATGATTTTGTAATGCTACTTTGATTGACATTAAGCATCTTGGCAATCTCCATTTGAGTGTAGCCATCTGCATAAAGTCTAATAACCTCCCTTTGTCTCGGTGTAAGTAAAGTATCTACCACTCTCCAAAACTCCACCTTTAATTGATCTTCTAAATCAATAAGAGTTTCATCATAAGCGAATCCTCCGGCTAATCTGTTGTATATAGAGTCTTCATTACAAAATGCAGACATCATATCATTTGAACATACCGTTTCGAGCAATATCCATTGATAACTATCACTGCGATTTCTTCTTTTTTCCATTTAAACTCCATTATAGTTTAATATTATTTCTTAATAATATTTCTTTAATTGTAGTTTTACCACAATTAAATTGTTTAGCTAATGCGCTTCTACTTATATTGCCCAACGAATATATCTTGCACACTTCTTTTTCTTCATCTATTGTAAATATATTTTTTCCATTAGAGTGTCCAGTATAATTTGATTGCCTCATAATAATATTATTTCTATTTAATAGAGATATTATTAGACTTCCACTACAATTAAATTGATTTTTTAACCAATAAGTAGATTTTTCCTCTTCACAATATAATCTACATATTTCTTTTTCTATTTCTTCTGAAAACCTTCTTTTTAATTTGCGATCTTTACCAGATTGAGATTTTGATATTTTTATCCTCCACTCATTATTAAAGGTCTTTCCAGTATTAGTCCCATCTTTACCAATAGACGCTTTAGAAATATTGTCTTTCCACTCTTCAGTCAATACTTTACCTTTCATATGACTTTCATGTGTTTCATAAAATTTATTAATACCTTCAGATATCTTTTTTAAAATCTCTTCGGTACGTGGTGTAGTGTTTCCTCCAGCGGCTACATTATATCCATTTATAGGGTTACAACTATCATATTGTGCAATAATTATCTCTTCTAACTTATCGGCATCATCTTTAGTTAAACAACTTGCTATTACTTCAAATTCAAAATTATTTGCACCATATTTGGTAATTGCTCGTGTAATAACTTGCGTCCCCCTATTATATTTAGCGTTAGATTTGTGTTGAGACCAGCGTAAATCGGGGTTATTTGTTTGCCCGATATAGCTTTTATTATTGACTATATTTGTGATTTTATAGATATAATGCATCAATCTTTCACTATAAATGATAATGATTCATAACTGTTATTAGATAGATATTCATCAATATCTTTAAACCCATCCGGTAAATAAAAATTACGAATATTCGCAAGTTTATCAAACTTACTTACAATGCGTTTTCTCCCCTTTTCGCCTGCTTCGTCATTGTCTAATAACAAAAATATGTTATCTGTGTATCTGCTAATGACTGAAAATTGATAGATTGTCATATCTGCGCTACCTAAAGCCACAATATTCCTAAAGCCGCACTCTACCGCTTTAATAACATCAAATTGCCCCTCAACTACATAGACGCAATCTTGTTCTAAAATATATTTTTTGTTCTCATAAAGTCCAAAAACAAAATTTCCTTTAGAAAAAACTGTATTTTTATACTTTGAAATTTTCTTTATTTTTCTTTCTTCATCATTGAGCAATGATCTTCCTACAATAGCTGCAACATTGCCATAAGCATCTTTAAATGGAAGAACCAGCGGATAGTCTTCGAAATAACAAAAGTTAATAGTCCTATAACATAATGAGTCTTCTATATCTTTAGAGTATAAAAGGCGCGCTTCTTTTAATTTATTCTCATCTACTAGTGATGTTAACGCTGTTAAGTTGTTAATATTAGGAAAATAACCAAATTGAAATAGTTCTTGACTATCTTTAGTTAGCCTACTATCTAAATATGACAAGCATTCCTGTGCATCATGAAAATTATTGAGAAGGAATCGGCATGATTCCGTTATTTGATTTAACATATGCTGTCTTTCTTAAACGTCTTTATCTGTTGTTTTTAATTTTTCTTTTAGCATATTTTTAAATATAGGCGTCAAACTATCAAGAGACTTTAAACAAATCCCGCAAACCACGTCATCTTTAACTAATTTGGGGCGCTCTTCTCTTCCGCACTTATTACATTTGACGGAAAATGGCTTTGCAGATTTTTGTTTATACTGTTTTAATTGTTTCATTTGTACTTTAACAAAATAAGTTATATTAACTAATTCGCCATCACATAATGAGCAATAAACTTTATCAGCTTTAGGATCAATATATGGCTCCATTAATTTTGAACAACCTTTATTTGAACACTGTATTGAGAATGCCATAATTTTTCCTTTACGAAAGCGCACTTACTAAACTAGATATATCTTCTGGATACTGAACTTCTAATATTACGCGCTGATTTCCCTCTCTATTTACGCCTAATTTGGGAACAATAACTTCTTCTTTATTTTTAGATAGCGGTTTAACTTCTACCTCTTTCTCGCCATCAATTGTTTTAACGGTCTTTTTACACCCATTAATGGCGTCCAATAAAGATATGTTTAAATTTGTGACAACATGCATGCCATCTAAAAATAAATCTTTTTCTGCAGTTACGGTAATGTGTAGGTGTGCGTCTGTGTTTTGCTCAAATGGTCCAAATGCCCCAAAATAATGTCCCATGCCGGCTAATCTTAAAATGTCTCCATTTTGTCTGCCAGGAATAATATTCACCTCTATAGAGGCTTGTGAGTCTACAAAACCATTATTTTTACAAGTGGAGCAAGATTTTGTTTCACTTTTTCCAAAACATGAGTCGCACGTCTGTGCAAAAACCATATTTCCATTTTTACCAATTATTTGTCCGCGACCGCCGCACTTTTTACACCCGTTATTAAGTGTAATCTCTCCTTGACCATTACAAGCTTTACACTTTATATTGCGATTAAACTTTAGTTCTTTTTTACATCCCAAAACTGCATCTTTGAATGATATGGTGCAAAAAAGATCTATATTCTCTGCCATATGTACTTGATGTTGATTTCCAAATGGATTAAATCCTGATTGGCGTTGCCACTGTAATGGCTCTTTGTCTGTACCTTTACCGGAAGAAACTATCTGATATGCCTCATTGATCTTTTTAAATTTATCTTCGGCGCCTGGATCTTTATTTACGTCTGGGTGGAATTTTTTAGTTAAATCTCGATACTTTTTCTTAGCCTCCTCAGGAGTTGATGTCTGAGGAATTTCTAATATTGAATATGCTTGTTGTAAATTCATTTTTTTACCTTACGCTTGACGACTTTTATCTTCTTAGTTTTCTTTACAATTTTTCCAGTCAAAATAAAAGAATAATATAGCGCCACCGCCAGCCCATCTGCCATATCTTCATTTTCTACTTTAATTTTACCTTTTTTACTATACTCATAGGGAAATGTAATGCCCAAATGTTTTGCTGTCAATTCTGCAATTTCTTCTTTTTTAGGAAAAATATTATTTATTTTTATACCGTGGCGAATGGAAAGAACATTAAATAGCTCTGGTGGTTTTTTTAAAAAATCATAAGATAATAATCCTGCCATCCTATTAAAAGTTGCCAACATAATGATGCTATTAGCAGAACTTTTCCCTTTCATAAATTTTACAATCTCTTCAATCCCAATATAATCTGGTTTATATTTCAATATGACTTCTTGTAATCTATTTCTTGTATCTACGAGTCTTTCTATAATAGTGCCATCTTTAATTGGTTTAATATAACTTACGCTAATAAACTTAATATTATTTTTATTGTCAATTTCCAATACGCCCAGACCTATTGTTGAGCTAGAGCAATCTATTCCAAGCACTGTTTTCATAGAATGATATATAACTATAAAATGGAAAAGGGCGCAAGATTTAACTTGCGCCCTTTTTGTGTTCACATCTTCATATGAAAATTAGCCTTGGTGTGCAGGAAATTCCTCATCCATAGAATCTTCATCAGTCATGCTTACTGGGGCTACGACTGCTGGTGAATCTACATCTGCCTTGGTTGGTGGCGTCCAATCAAAACCCTTAATGTTGCTAACTCTCTTGATAACAGATGCTGCATCAAATGGAGTTGTTTTGCGCTTTAGCTCATTAAGATCTAAATCATTATCTCTGATCTTTTGATCAGCTGCTGATAATGGTGATTTCTCAATTGGCTGAACTGAATAATAACCGGTGGCGCCGCCTGCCTTATCAACTATGATATCAATATCATACTTGGTTGGATCTCCCCAACGACCAGCATTAAGCTTTTTAATTGCGTTAAAAACCTGAGAAGAAATATCAAGAATCTGATATGTCTGCGTTGCACGACTAATTACGCCAAGTAGCCAGCGTGCTTTAGGGGTATCGTCAGCGTCACATAATGGGCAGCTACCATGAATAGCTGAGCAAGAAACTTTTTGCCCAAAATCTTTTTTATCGTTTTCGTCTTTCTTAACCTTATGAACCAAATATTGGTGTGCTAGAGTGAGAATTCTCACTTCATTAGATCCTGGATTCAATCTAAGCCAAATATCTTTTCCAGCCCCTTTTTTAGTACCTGGCGCGTCATCTTCCCACTTAACTTCTCCGAATGCTATTGTCATATCTATCTCCTAATGTTATTTTCTATTGTACAAATGTACTTTTCTTTTAACTATCTACTTTTTTGCACATTAGCGTGCAAATTTAACGAAACGTGTACGCGTATGATCTGTAGTGCGTCCAAACTTAACGCCGATACCTCTGTTACGCAATCTATTTATAACTCTGTTAATTACTAACCTTAAAGCGCTTGGTGAGCCTGGTAACATTTTTCTTTGAGTTTTACTAACAACTTTGTTGAGAGCAGAAGTCAATTCTGTCATCGTGCCAATCCAATTGCTATCCTTAACCGAGTGTCTTTCAACAACCGTATAAATGCCGTCAAAAACTATGTTATTCACGTCAGTCATACGATCACTTTTCTTACCATTTAATGCCATTTTATGCTCACTTTCTATTATTATTTTCTATCAATTATCGAATCAAAGTTGACGGTTTGTGAGCATTAAAAACAAGATTTCTAATGCTACAAATTTTGTGTACCGGAAACATAATGTCTATTATAGACTCTTTGGGCGTGGAAGTCAATACGTCTACAAATTTAGATAATATTTCGTCCTCACTCAAATCACAAAAAATTCCTTTTACCTGAACAAAATTTCCTAATAAATCAGGCTTGTCCATTGCAATAAATCTAAGATATTTATTAGATTTGCTGGCGCCTACTGGCGGGTCTAGTGTCACCAAATAACATGGTTTTTTGGGCATAGCGCCAACCGATGGCGCCGACGTAATACCAATAACAAAATCTTTTTCACTCATTACTTACTGCCTTTCTTACTTTTTTTAGTGGAGTCTTCGTCTGAAGAAGATAATACCACTTCTTGAAACTTTAAAGTTTTATTCTTTTGGTCTAAAATCTTTTGTTGCCTCTTTTGCTCTCTTGCTTCCCCAATTTTAATCATCAATTCATCAGCTAATGCTAAATCACTTCTGATTGCTTCACAATATTTTGGAAAACCAACCCACTTTTTGTCACCATATTCATGGGATACTGTGGTTGGTTTAGATACAACTCCATAATCTAATGCTAATTGAGCTATTTCCTCTTCTCTATCTATAATTCCAACTCCAAAATTAACTTTAAATTCACATTTTCTTGGCCAAGGACCAAATTTAGATTTTTCGATAGTTGCTCTTAATGGATGACCAACCTTATTTTCTTTTTCATCAACAATCATTGAGTCTTTTCTTTGAATTGCTTCAAAATAAACGTTGGCGCTTAATGTATGAGAATAGGTATTACCACCAGAGAATGTGTGGTCTCCCTTATAAATATCAAATGAGTCGCGCTTATGATTTATAATAATAAATGGTACCTGAGCCTTATTAACCTCTAATGTAAGCTTCCTGAACGTGGTTGTCAAGAACCTCGCTAATAAAGACATATTCATTTTGCCGATGGCAGAAGTATCCTCTCCTGGTGGAATAATTGATCCTAATGAATCTAGAACTATCATATTAACATTAAATTCTTTATTGGCAATTTTATCCAAGAAGCCTTCTTTAGATTTACCTTTAAGGATATGCTTTAAATCCTCTTTAGGCACGCCAAGGAGCATTTCAAAACATTTACGACCGTTAACAGCCGTATCGCCATCAACATGAATAACTCTTGAAGTATCAACGCCAAGCGATTCTGCCCAGTTGGCATCGAAAGTCTGCTCCGCATCAATAAACATTTGTTGTGCAGTTGGATCAGCTTTCTGAGCCTCTGCCATGGCAATCATTGCCATCAGGGTCTTGCCAGAGCCTGGAGGACCGTAATACTGAATTAACCTACCAAGGGGTAGTCCGCCGCTCGATAGGGCGTCATCTAGAGCTACTGAGCCGGTAGAAATTACTGGCACTCGTTCTCCAACTGTCTCGTGAGCCATTTTATAATCTAATTGATCTTCTGAGTCTGAATACCCTTTAAAAAAGGCATCTAATAATTTATTTGACATTTTATCTCCATAATTTTCGGCTTCACCAGATTGTTAGTACCTAACTTATATCCGAAGCCCTAATTCTACTATTTATTTATATATTGTTCGTATTTTTTATATTTATTTTAATATCAATCCCATCCTGGGGCTGATTTTTCGCTAGGCGCATATCCCAAAACTGTTCTACGTAATCCTGAAGCAATTTCTTTATAGTGATGATGCGACTTGACCATTAGATCGAATTTATGCTCTAAATACATTTTAGATGCCTTTGCTGACGCTAATCTAATTTGAACCGCTTCTACTTCTGGCGAAGAGTTGCCTGCCCAAATTTTCATGTCAGTTGTTGTTCTTGTTCCTTCTGGTGCCTGATATTCTAAACATACTCTATTTTTTACACTATTTACTTTTGTTTCTAAATAACCAACTGTCTTTACTATTTTTGCTAAAAACTCTGTAATTATATCTGCACCTCTTAATGCTTGTTGTTGCAAATATTCTGCATGTGACAAATCAATTGCATCCGTATTTGCAAGAGCGTCTAACACTAGCTGAACGCTAGTTAAATCAAAATCTGCAAACTTCTCTTCTGATTGCGATCCTAAACAATCCCCTAATGTTATCTGTTTTACCATAACTTACTCTTCTTTCTTTAATATAAAATAACTAACTTTTTCTCGACAAATGAATTACTTGACAGATTTATTTTTATCATCAAGTTCCTGCATTTTATCTTTCATTTGTTTGCAGATATCATCAACTTGCGCATACATAAGCCTAGTATGTTGGTGCTGAAACAAACTCATTAAAAATAAAAATACTTCAAAACTTGTTTGACGCTTAGATGGCGGCTTTAAAAAAAGAATAATGCCATTTTCATCGGTTTCAAAAAGATCTATAAATAGATCTTCGCCTTTATTTGAACTTGTAGTATATGAGGCTACAATTTTTTGATATACGGCAAATTCATCTGCCGTCATATCAAGCCTTTTATTATCAACAACTCTAATGGACATTACTTACTTTCCTTTTCATCCGCTTCTTGAAAACCCGCCGCCTTTGCCACCACGATTTTCACCAGATTCAAAACTATCTTTAGAATGTTGCAATCTAGATTGCATCTGCTGCAACTTTAACATATCAGATGCTTTTGCGCTGGCGCCGCCGCCCTTAGCCATGGCTAATACTGCTGCTGGTATATCATCATCGTCAGATGTAGTTAATGATGATGAAATCATATTTCCATCAGAAATTAAAGACTGCATCTCTGCAACTGCTTCTGGATCAGCCTGATCAATCATTTCTGGAGTAATAAGGCTAACTGAACCAGATTCATTTACTGCCGCAGTGCCAGCTTTCTTTATTTGCTTTGTTAAATTCTTAAAGTGTTGAGTTTTATCTGTTATGTTTTTGAATTCACCATTCGCCTTAGTTGTCTCGGCTCTTTTGAAAAAAGCGTCAGTACTTTCTTCTGATTGAATTTTGTTAACTTCTACTTCTTCTTCACCATTTTCAGTTTTCACTTTTACCATATGCTTTTGCTGAGATTTTTTCTCTTGAAATTCTTTATCAAGAGCTGCTTTTTTAATCTCATCAAGCATATCTTTGGGCATAAAATCAGCAATTTGTGGAGAGTCAGTTTTAATATAATTATGATTAGATAACATCCAGTCATCTAATTGTGCAGAATAAGATTTTAATCCATCCATTGTTGTGCGCAATGAAGCAAATAAATTCTTAAGAAGCTCTAACATTATTGGTTCGCCACAAAATGGGCACACGTTAATATCTATGGCATGAGTCCATTTTGGATCTATTTGAATTTTACATGATATACATTGCATAATTATCTCACTTTTCTCCAAAAACATCCTCTGTCACAGTACTTATAACTAGCAGTTTTAATAAAGTTTTTGGAAGCCTTTTTTTCTAAATATTCTTTAAATTGAACAGTCTCTATTGCGCTAAAATACTCATCAAATGCTAATTTGAATTCTGCAACCTGGCTGCCTGGTCTAGAACTTATATCAGCAACTATTTTTCTTAATTTATAAGCGCTGAGTGGTAGTGCATTTTTATCAGAAATATAATCGGTAGTAATAAACCCAAGTGAGCGCAATAAATCTTGATCATTATTTTTCTCTGCATATTCATATAGATTTTTTAATTTAATCTCTATATCTTCTGCCGGTCCGGCAGGAATATCGCCAGCAGCAAGATCTTTAAGAGATCCCCTGTCGGAATATTGTTTTGAAGGTCTCGTTGTCATTTTTTTACACGCTTGTGGGTGACGCTCTTTTTAGCGGCTTTCTTTAATTTAGTAAGTTGTTTTGATATCTTAGGCGCTTTAACATCTAAAATAGCAAGCTCATCTAGAATGGATTGCGCTTTATCCTTTATTACTAACTCTTTCTCCGCACATACGGTATCACCAGGTAAACAGTCTAAATTGGAAAGATCAGTTAATTTATTAAAACTTTCCTCTGAAACATTTAATTTTGCGCGAGTTTTCTCAAGTGCTCTTTTAACCCAAGCATCATGCAAATCAAAATTAGTATTATCCTTGCTCTCATTTTCAAAAAGAAATTTTAATGCTTTTTCAAGGTCGCCTCTATATTTATCGCCTGGCTCAGTTTTAAGATCAATTCCTTGAATGGTTAATAAATGTTCCATTACTTTATTCAAGATATTTCCGACTTTATTTGTAAGGAAAGTTCCTAATTTAATATAATTGGATAATAATGATGGGCGTGATTTTAATAAATCATATAAAAAATTCATTTGCTGTTCCTCTTATCTTTTCTGGTACGTTTAGTTTTGACTGGTAATGATTGTTGCTCTAGTTCTTTTTTTGTAAGCTTAAAATTTACTGGGAATTCAATATCCGCATCGCTACTGGCAAAAGAACAAGAATCGTCAGGGGAACTATTAGGAGCAGTATAGTTGAATTGTGGAGCTAAATTATCGCTCCTAACAACTCCCCCGACGATTTCGGAATGTTTAAGATCTTTTATAAGATCCATAACTTCTGGCAATTCTTTCAAATCAGTATCAGATGAAAATCCACCTTCATCTTTAATTATATTAATTTCATTAAGAAGTTCTTGGGTTGTAATATCATTGGACTGAGCCATTAAGTCGCCCATCTCGTCTTCTGTGGCAACAAACATATTCGATTTTGGCTTCTCTCCCTTTGGAATGAACTGTTTAAAATGATTTTGGACATCTCCTGATTTTGGTTTCATTTTAGAATATATTGGAGCCTCAGGAGCATTCAATTTTAATGTAAAATTAGACAAAATCCACGCCGCAAAATCTTCTACACCAGAATCGCTTTTACTTAATTCTACCGTTTTCCTTAATACGAGAGACATAATATCATTAGATTTCTGGGTATTTATCATCAAAGTTTTCATCGATTGCTCCGGTTGGTCAAAACTTTCATCTTTAATTAGAATTGTGCCAGATTGCGTCTGATATGCCTCTACCGGAAGTGTACCAGCTTTAAACCACCTATACGCCGTTAAATATTTAACACCAGCTTTTTCTGACCATTCTTTGAGTTTCATTTATATTTACTTTCTGCGGTATCGCATATAAATATATCACGGTATTAGTAGATTTTATTATCGCCTATATCATTTTTAATTTAAAAATGATTTTATTATCAGCCATATCAT